CGGGAGGTGGAAGGGCTTGCTGCACCCGGTGGCCACGACCATGTGGAAGGCGGTCGCGGTCACGTCCACGGCACCGAACCGCACCTTGATCGGTCCGTCCGTGGCCAGGTAGCAATCCTTGCCCCGGGCGGCCAGCGGGACGGTGAGCAGACCGGACGAGACGTTGAGCCCGGCGGTCAGCGGGAGCGGCGTGCCCAGGCCGACAACCGACACGGTGCGCCGGGCGCAGGCCATCCCGTCGTCGCTGCCCACGTCAGCGTACGCCGTGAGATCCTGCGTCCGGATGTCGACCTTCTTCACCGCTACCTCCTATCACCACGGGTGGTGACGGGGTGCCTCGAGCTGTCTGCTACCCGATCGCCAGGCAGCTCACCACGTCTGCCGCCTGGTTGTTCGGGGCGCCCCCGCCGGCCAGCGTCAGCCGTACCGAGCGGGAAGCGGCGTCGATCGCCCACGCCTCGTTCTGTGGCCGGGCGTGGCTGATGATGATCGCCCGGATCGGCGCGAAGCCGAAGCAGAAGAACACCTCGCCAGCCGCGATCTGGTCGGCGTTCAGCGCCATGGTCTGGATGGCGATCCGCTGCCTGGTCTCGAGCATCCCGCCGAGAGTCGTGACGGCGTCCCAGATGTCCGCGGCGTCCGTCAGGGTCTCGGTGACGTTGCGGGCCGTCTCGCTGTTGGCGATCTCCCGCACCACGATCGAGGTGTCGGCCACGATGTTCGCAGCGGTGAAGCCGGCGATGTCCGCCACGGCCCCGCGCTCGATCCGGGCCAGGTCGACCACGGCGTTGATCGCGTCCACGAGGTTGACCCGGGCGGCGGCGGCGTCGATGCCCCGGTAGACCCAGATCCGGCCAGCGGTGCCACCGATGGGCGGGGTGCTGTCCCGGAACTCGTACGGCACGACCACGCCATCGGTGCCCTCGACCGAGATCCAGTTGCCGTTGTCGGGCAGGGTAGCCAGGAACAGGCGGTTCTGCTGGGGAGCGCCGTCCTGCACCGCGGGCTTGGCGCCAGCCGCGTACTTGTTGCCCGCCGCGCTGCCAATCACCATGGCGTCGGTGAAGAAGCCGTCCTGGAAGATGCCCTGCGACAGAGCGTCGCCGGCCCCGAAGAAGTTGCCGGCGAACTTGCCGCGCCCATCGGCGTCGCTCGACAGAATGCCGGAGCGCAGGGAGGCGGTGGTCACGGCGTCGGCGGCCAAGGAGGACTGCGCCAGAGCCACGGCCAGCTCCAGCGGGCCTGCCGTGCCGGCGAACTCCGTCCCGCCGGACGCAGCGCCGAGCAGCAGGGCAGCTGCGACGTTGTTCACCCCGCCCGGTGTGATCACCAGGGATGGGGCAGCGGCTGCGCGGTTGGTGCCATAGACGATGTAGCGGGTGAGCTGCGTGCTGTACGCGAAGGTGCCGGGCATACCTGCGGCCACGGCCAGGATGTTCATCGCCTGCACGATGCGCGCTGCCGTGTTCAGCGGCACGGCGCCGGCTCCCAGGTCGAAGGCGCCGGGGTCGGGGACCGTCAGGGTGACGGCGCCCGTCCCGTCCGGGTTGACGTTGATGTCCGCGTTGACGCCCGCCCCGGAGATGTCCGTCGCCGGGGCGCGTCCGCCGATGCTCAAGCCACCGAGCTTGCCGCGGTCGGCCGAGAGCTTGGCGTCGGTCAGGAAGCCGTCGGCGAACTTGCCGAGGGCCGCGGCACCCGACCAGAAGATGTCGGCAAACTTGGCCCGGGACGCGTCGGCAGCGTCGAAGTACCCATCCTGCACCAGCGCCCGGCCGATCGCCGTGTTCCCAAGGAAGGATGCAACGAACTTGGCACGGCTGGCGTCGTCGGCAGCGAACAGACCGTCGGCGAACTTGGCCACGATGGCGTTGCGCCAGAAGCCGTCGGCGAAGTGTGCTTCGCTAGCCGCATCGGATGCAGCGAAGAAGCCAGCCTGCATCAGCGCTCGCCCCACCGCCGTGTTGCCGATGAAGCTGGCCGCGAACTTCCCCCGGGCGGCGTCCGTCGCGGCCCAGAAGCCGTCCGCGAACAGCGCCAGGCAGAGCGCCGAGGCGGCCCGGAAGAACCCGGCCGCCACCTTGGCCGCGCCGGTGTCGTCCGCGCTCAGGGCACCGTTGGCCAGCGTGGTCGTGCCGACGCTCCCGGGGTCCAGGCTCGTCCCCGTGGCCAGCCCCTTCAGCCAGTCCACGAACGTCTGCGACCGGCCCTTGGTCAGGTCCAGGCTCTTGAGGATGCGCTCCACCGTCGTCGGCATGCCCATCGGGGTCTCCTCCCGCTGTCGTCGTCAGCTCGTGGCCCGGCTCTACGCCTGGGCGTACTTCTTCCGCCAGTCCGCGGGAAGGCCGAGCAGCTTGGACGCCAGGCTGTCCTTGCTCTCGCCCTTCTCGACTGCCAGCCCGCGGCCCTTGCACTCGGCCTGCAGCTCGGCCCGGGTGTGCGCCTCGCAGATCTGGTAGGCCTCGGCCACCTTCGTCCGGATCTCGATGTCGATCCCGGAGGTGGGCGTGCCGTCCTCGTCCCCTTCGTCCTCGTCGCCGTCTTCCCGGGGGGTGCCCTCGGGGATGGCCGGGGGCTGCCCGGGGGTCTCTTCCTCGTCGCTGAGCACCTGCATGAACAGGGAGCGCAGCTCGGCCTTCCCGCTCTTGCCGGAGACGAGGTTCTTCAGCGTCGCCACCAGGTTGAAGCTGCCGCCCCCGCCCGGACCGGCGCCGCTGGACGCCATCCCGACGTACGACGCGATGCGGGACCGGGCGTCCTGCGCGTCGGTGTACCGGGTGACCTCGTCGGTCAGCAGCATCTCTGCCGCGTCGGCCTCGGACACGTCACCGAGCAGCAGCCCGTCGAGCGGGTCCACCGCGTAGGGACGCCCGGTGGCGCCGCCGTGGTAGTGCTTCGGGCGGTTCTTCTCTTCGCTCCAGCGCAGGTACATGGTGGCCTCCCTTCTCTCTCGTCTCACGCTCCCCCGACGAACCGGGAACCGTACCGGGTCACCACGGGCGACGTTTCACCACCCGTGGTGACAGCGGTTGCGGTTAGACCAGGCGCCCGACGTTGATCTGGATGCCGTGCTTGCGCGGGGCGTACACGTCCAGCGCGCCGTACAGCATCAGGGCGAAGCGCATGGTCAGGTCGATCTGGGCCAGGTTGACCTTCAGCAGCGGCAGCAGCTGGCGCCAGCAGAACGCCTCGAGGTTGCGCTGGATCCAGTAGCACCGGGCGGTCCACGGGATGAAGCGGTTCACGTCGATGATCGTCTGGCTGGCGGCGGTGCGCTTGGCCTTGAAGATGTAGGCCGCGCTCGTGGCCGCGGCCACGCCGGGGTAGGACCGGGCCACCCGGTAGAAGTCGGTCACGCCCGGGGCGCTGCCGTCCACGATCGCCAGGTTCACCTGGTCGCCCGCGGTCACGGCCACGGGGCCGATCGACAGCGGGGCGCTCTCGCCGTAGCGGTTGCAGGCGGAGACCTGGTAGTAGTAGTTCCCGGTGCCGTCCACGGCGGCGGCGCAGGTGCGCCCCTGGGTGGTGCCGCCGAAGCCGGGAAACGTCCCGCCGGCCAGCGCCGGGGAGGTGGCCGCGCTCAGGGTGGGCGGGTTGGGCCGTTTGGCCACGTCGCCCATGCCCGTCTGGTTCAGCGGGGCGGACATGCGGACGAACTTGCTCGGCCGGATGCGCACCTTGCCGAAGTTGCTGTTCCACACCCGGGCCACGGTCCCCACCTCGCCGTCGTTGGACAGCGAGCCGCGCTCCTTGCTGTAGAACTGCTTGGAGAAGTCCGCGGCGATCTTGAACGGCATGTACACGTCCGAGATCTCGCCGTGGTTGGGCTCGTCGCTGGCGATGGTGACGATCTCGTTGGCGTCGTCCTCGAGCAGCGGCGCGTTGCGCATGTCCTGGAACAGGCCGGTGGCCACGCAGGAGTCCACGTCCTGGTGCCACAGGGTGCCGCCGGAGGGGGCGGAAGCGGCGATGCCCGGGCCCTTCCCTACGATGCCGTCGAGCATCTTGCGGAAGAAGCCGTCGAACTCGACGCCGAGGCAGGTGGAGTCGCCGTCCCACAGCCCCAGCTCCACGCCCTTGAGCAGCTTCAGGGTGCCGGCACGGGCTTCCGCGGCCAGCACGGAATCGGGCAGGGCCTTCTTCACGACCATCAGGGGGTGGGTCACGCGGCAGACCGTGCCCATGAACTTGATGATCGTGTAGAGGCGCTCGTAAAGCCGGCTGTCTTCCTCGGGAAGGTCGCCTTCGCCGACGTAGATGCCGCTCTCGTGCCCCACGTCGGAGAGGCGGTTGACCTCCTCCACCGTGTTGTACGCCGGCTTCTTCGGCACGTCCTTCCAGAAGATCAGGTCCTTCTGCTGGAAGGTCACGACCTTCAGCGTCTGGTCCAGCGACTCGACGCGGAGCGGGAAGCCGCCGCCGACGACCGCGCCGGGGTTGTTGATGTCCGCGCCCGCGGACAGCGCCTTGGCCAGGTCGCGCACCTCGTCGTACTCGGCGTAGGCGAGGGAGCCGCTGTAGTCATCCAGGGTCACGAGGCCGTCCATGATCTTCCTCCTGCTCGATCTCTGCGGCGATCCGCCCGGGCTAGCGCCCGCCGGCCTCGCTCACGATCTCCACCGCCATCTCCGGGGTCAGGCCCGAGGTGCGGCGCCAGTCGCCGTGGCTGCACTCCATCCGGGCGAGCACGTCCCCGTAGGACTTGCACAGGTCTTCCCTGCCGTCGGTCTCGGCCTTCTCCATCAGGCCGGAGAGCGCCGACATGGCCTGGCTCTTCTTCAGCTCGCCGGCCCTAGCCAGCGCCGGCAGGGGGGCGCCCTCACGCGGGCTGCGCGGCACCTGACCGGGCTCCAGCCGGGTCTGCCCGGCCCAGGGGATGGGGGCGGCGGCCACGCGGTCCAGCGCCTTCTCCAGCCGCCGGACGCTCTTGCGCAGATCCTGCTGTCCTTCGACCACGGCGCGTCCGAACGCCTCCAGCCCGGTGGCCAGCCGCCGCCGGAACTGCTGGTTGTCCGTACGCTCCGTGAGCAGGCTCTTCTCCAGCGCATCGACCGCGGTCACCACCTTGTCGCCGAAGATGTGCAGGAACTCGCTGCCGTCGTAGGCGGCCTGGATCTGCTCCTCGTCCTCGAGCGACTTGCGCAGGGAGGTGCCGCCCTCGGCCGGCGCTGCGTCGAGCGGCGCCTGCAGCTCGTCCACCTCGCTCTTGGTCAGCGGCTCGCCGCCCGCCACCTTGCGAGCCAGCTCGGCGCGGCGCCCCTTCTGGTCCGGGGTGCCCGCGGTGCCTTCCTGGAGCAGCTCCATGGCCTTGACCAGCTCCTCTTCGTCGGGGAGCAGGTCCAGCTCGCGCTCGCTCTTCTCCTGCGCCTCCCCGCCGCCCTCGCCCTCTTCCTCCTCCCCTTCGCCCTCGCCTTCCTCGCCCTCTTCCGGCTCTTCGTCCTCGTCGAGTCCCTCGACGGCCTTCTGGTACGATTCCTCGTCCAGCCCGTCGAAGGTCGGCCTGTCCAGCGCGTCCTGCTTGGCCTTGGAGCACTTCTCGATGTACTGCTCGTGGCTCAACCGCTTCATCTCACTGCCTCCGAGAAGTAGCCCGACCGCTTCAGCTCTGCCGCGAAGTGGTAGCCCGCACGGGCCTGGCTCTTGGTCATGGCCGGGAAGTGATCGATCAGCGTCCCGATCCCGTCTTCTTCGTCCAGCCCGGTCTCGCGGTTCTTTTTCCGGGAGAAGGGGGACGCGAACGTGGCGATCTTGGTCTCGCCGTCGAGGGACTCGCCACGCAGGGCGAAGCCGTTGCCGCCCGCCGCCCCGGGGTTGGTGATCGCGGAGCCGGCGAACAGCGCCTTGGCGAGCAGGTTCAGCTCGGTTTCGGTGTTCACCGGGCAGTGGGTCACGGCGATGTTGCGCACCAGCGCCTTGGTCACCACCGTCTTGTCGAGCGCCGACCGCTTCAGGATCTTCCCCTCGACGGAGAAGCCGAGCGACCGGCCCGACCCCTTCAGCTCCCGGGCGATCCGGTGGATGTCCCGCCCCTTCTTCCCCACCAGCACGCCCTCGGCCCACCACCCCTCAGAAGGAGCGCGCCGGCCGGAGCCGTCGGGAAGCAGATCGCCCCGGTGGACGCGCTTGACTCCCACGTCGGGGTAGCCCACCACGTCGCTGGTCGACTTGCCGTGGTTGTCGTTGAAGTAGCCCGACTTCTCGAAGCGAGCGAAGTCCATGCCGTCGGCCAGCAGACGATCGGTCTGCTGGTCCTTGGACTCGGTCGTGACCAGCCCGCCGATCCGCAGACGCGTCGGCGCACCCGGGCTGGATTTCTCCAACCAGCAGGTCGTCGGCACGTGGAAGCGGAAGGACAGGGACACGGGCACGCTCCTTCGTGAGAAGTCGTGCCCGTGACCCCAAGCGGAGGGTGAGCTTGATCGACCGTCGGATTACAGGATTGCGCGAAAGGGGCTACGGCGTCAAGGCTCTTCTGCGAACGACGACGGGAACGGCCGGGGGTGACGCGTGCGCTGGGCGCGCCGGGGACGCCCCCAGCTCGACAGGCTGCTTACAGTGGCGGCAGGGAACGGACACGGCCCCCGCCGTCAGGATCACGACCGGCGTGCGGATCACGAAGCCGTCCCCGGCGTTGTTTACCTGGAGCAGTTGCCGCCCGCAGTACGGGCAGCAGCCGTTCGCGGTGATCGGCTTCATTTCACCACCCGTGGTGAAATTCCGTGTGCCCGCTGCGCGACGAGCAGGTACTCCCCGGAGAGCAGGGAGAATGGTACGAGATGCCCGCCTTCATCGTACCCGTACCCACTTGGTATCCAGTGCGTGGAACATGCGCACCACGGATGAAGTGACTCCAGGGTCGCCACGTAGTCCTTCCGGCGCCGCCCCTTCCCCGGGCGTGCCGGATCGCGGGCATTCGTCTTCCCCTGCAACTCCGACAGCCGGTAGATCTTCGGGTTGCCCAACTCGTCCAAATAAAAGGACTTGCAAGCCTCGCAGGCATCGGGGTTGGGCCGCTTGGCCACGAGCGCTCCCTTCCCGTGCGCGTCCTCGATCGCCGCCCCGACCCCGTCCTGTAACGCGTTGTTGCTCTCGGTTGCGGCGATCCGCCCCAGATCTCGGGTCCAATCACCAGTCGCCCGCCCGATCCTGGTGCGGATGCGGTCGGTCGTCTCCCGCCACAGCCGCGCCTCGGCCACGGCTTCCTTGACCGCTGCCTCCGCGACGGCCCGATGCTCGGCCGTCGCTTCGATGATCACATCCTCGACGCCTTCCTGCACCGTGTTGGCCAGCCCGCGGCAATACCGGCCGGCCCGTTGCCGGGCGAACTCCACCGCGTTGGCTTCAACGTAGGAGAGCGGGGCAGGACGGCGTGACAGTCGTTGCAGGAAGTCCTCGTAGCTCACGTCTGCCCCGGGAACGCCCCGGGGCCCGGGGTCCGGCTGTGCTGCCAGGACCGTCCCGTACATGAAGATCTCGGGGGCCAGCCCGGGAGCTGCGAGCCGGGGGATGCCTGCTGCGGTCAGGGCTCGCTTGACGTGTTCCGGCAGCGCCTCGTTGCCGCAGAGCGCCTCCACGACGGACTCGTGAGACAGCCGCACGATCTCCCGGATCTCGTGGTACTGCTCAGGGGTGATCGGCATGCTGTCTCCGCTCGAGCACGCCCCCGATCCGGTGGACCATGTCGGGCAGCAGCACGTCGTTGTACCAGGCGAGCAACACGGCGATCCGCTGCTGCTCCACCTCAGTCGGCTGCTCCCCACCCGGGACGTGCACGTGCGCCTTCACCAGGTCCATGTCGGCATGGCCGGCAGCAGCGTGCAGGATGGTCTCGGGGGAGACGCCGTGGTCGACGAGGGCGAGCACGACAGCACGGGCGAGCCCGCTCGGGTCGCCCTGGCCGTCCAGGTGGATGGTGGCCCGGGCCACGGCCCTTACAGGGTCTGCGGGGCCAGCTTGGCGATGACGATCTCGTACAGCACGGTGCCGTGGTTGGCGCCGGCCACGTCCACCGTCAGGTGCTGCCCTTTGGCGAAGGCCAGCCTCGTGGTGCTGTCCACCACGGGCAGCGTGGCCGTCTTCGGCGTCTGCGGCAGGGCCACCGTGGTCGACGGGGCGGTCAGCCCGGTGGTCGGGTAGGCCAGGGCCACGGTGCCGGCCGCGGCGTTGCCGACGAAGGTGTTGCCGTCGGCGGCCAGCGCGTAGGCGGTCACGCCGGCGAGCTGCACGTCCAGGACGTTCTGAGCCGCACCGCCGCCCACGACCACCTGGGTCGCCTTGACGGTCTCGAGCACGCCCGAGAAGGGGCATTCGATGTCGATGATCCGCCCGGCCGCGGCGACGATCGGGGCGTAGCGGATGCGCTGCTCCCCGGCCAGCATGCCCGCCAGCTCGGCGATCGTCGAGGGCCTCAGGTGGAGGTAGCTCTGGGGATATTCGTTGCTGTCCACGGCCATGACGGTCCTCCTACTCGTACTCGATCTCGTAGATCCTGCTCTCGCGATCGTTGGTCCCCATCCTACGGACAAGCGATCGGTGAGTCAACGACTTGCCCAGGTCGGACCCGGATTCACCACCCGTGGTGTTCGACTGCGCGGCAGGCGTCCCTCCGAAGCCGGACACCCCGCCGAATCCCCCGGCGCCACCTGGAGGCATGCCGCCGCCCTGCTGCTGTTGCTTGGCGTTGTACGCCTGGATGTAGTTGCTGTTGAGGATCAGGTGGCCCAGGCCGTTGGGGTCGGGGCCCAGGTTGCGGATGCCCCGTGCCTCGTCGACCTGCATGAAAGAGCCCACCTCCTTCACCAGCAGGTCGACCTCCTGCTGCTCGTCGTGCTCGTCCTGCCCGAGCAGGACCACCTCGTACTCGGGGTCGAGGTGCCAGACGATCTCTTCGTTCAGCGTCCGCTGGAGCCAGGTCACGAGCGGCCGGCGCCCGCGGTCCTTGGACTCGTCGATCTTTTCCTTAGTGCCGGACCCGTTGGACAAGCCGCTCCCGGACTGCCCCAGGTTGCCCATCTGCAGCCCGATTTCTTCCGGGGCGATGCCGACGACGCCGCAGCAGGTGCGAACGAGCCAGTCCAGCCACTTGGAGAACTCCATGTCCATGTTGGACTTCTGGATGTCGATCCAAGCGACCTTCGCCTTCTCGTCCGGGATGTTGAGGATAGGGGTGCGCCAGGCGTTCTTCGCCCCGGTGACCATCGCCATCCACAGCCGCTTGAACGCACGGAGCTGCTCCCGGGGCACAACGCCACTGACTGTTAGTACCCCTTTTGCCGTCGTCCCCTGGCTATTGTGCATGGCCACGCCGTTGCCCAGGAAGACGTGCTCGTCGTCGAACACCTCCACATCGTACATCAGCTCGCTGCCGATCGGAGCAGCATCCAGCACGTCGATCGGTACGTGGTGATAACGAAGCACGTCCGGTACGGGCGCCCCGACCTCTTCCAACATCCGAATGGCGCGTGGGCGGCTCAGCCCGCATTTTCCGCTGCGAACCGTACTGATCAGGCCGCGATCGGCAAGAGACAGCGACAACCAGTTCGGGCCAGACGTGATCAGATCGGCAACAGCCAAAGCCACATCCGGATGGAGCTTATCCCAGCGCGTCGCTGACAGCGGGGCCCGTGTGATCCCGACGTTCTTGTACGGTTGCAGGTATCCGACTTTCTCCACGAACGCCGCTACGTCCTGCACGTTCACCAAGGGCCTGCGACCACGGCCTGTTCCCACGTTGTTGCACGCCACCCCGATCGACCAGAGCAGCAACACAGCGTCTTTCCGGAACGCTTCGTTCACCGCGAACAGTGACGGCGTGCGATACCCTGTCACGTGCGTATGCGTGTGCCCGTCTGCGCTGAACCAGCCTCGCAGAACCGCCCCCCGCAACCAGATCGGGGCATGGAACAACACGTCCGCGACGCGCTTGCCCCCGGTAGACGGTGTGAACCCGAGATCGTAGAGCCACCGCACGAACGCGTTGTGCGCGATCTCGATGCAGGGGAGCCCCCACTCCCCGTCGGAGCGCTGCGCATGCTTGTTCATCATGATCTGGCGGGCGTGGATGCCGTGCCGATTACAGACTGCCAAGAATCTGTCAAAGAGAAACGCGTCCTTCGTGTGATGCGGGAAAATCCGCAGCCACTGCGGAGGCTGCTCTTCCCCTGGAACACGTGTGCCGGCTTCTCGCAGCGTCGGCCAGTATCCGTCCCCCAGAGCAAACCCGATCATCTCCCAGAACTCGCGGTCCTCTACGATGGCTTTCGTCGCGTGAAAGTCACGTCCCTGGTACCCAATGCCGGGATACGTTTCGCCAACGTGAAACCGCGTGTCGTCCAGTGGAAACTCGCTGCCGCCGGCTGCCAACAGGAGGTAGTCCCCCTTGCGCAGTTCGCGCTGCGTTCGCCAGACCGGCGTAAGGCTGTCGGTGTCGTCTGGCATCGGCGAAGGCAGTGACAAAAAGCGATGATCGGGGCTGGTTTCGATCTCCAGGCCGTTCCACAACTGCGTTCGCACCAGATGCTTCCACCCGGTGATAACGGCAGTGGCGTTCTTCCACGCCTTCCCGTTCCAGATCTCAAAGGACTGGCCTGCCAAATCCTTGATCTGCTGCATCCCAGCTCGCGTCGTAACTCGCAAGTCGCCAGAAACACAGAAGTATCGGCTATTGTGCTCGAACCCGTTCAGGATGGCCGTGACGACGGCGATCATCATCTCCAGCTCGGAGAAGCCGTACCCGAAGGTGCGGATGTCCGACCGGGGGTTACGGATGCAGAACGAGATGTCGTGACCGCTGAACTCTGCCGCCACCGTGCCGTCGATCACCTGCGCGTAGCGGATCGGCTCACCGAAGGCGTTGACCAGGGACACGTCCCGGGAAGCGATCCTAATCGTCTTGGCGTCGAGCACACGCCACGCGAGCAGGTTTCCACCCCGATCTCGCTGCTTTTCGATGTTTCCTTGGTCCTGAATCAGGCTGTCCCGGACCAGCTTGCGTAGGAAGGTCAGGAAGCCGTCCCGCCGGTCCCCGGTCCGAGCATCGTATCGGGGGGTGCGCCCGCACTGCACGAGCCAGTGCGCGATCTGTACGGCCCGCGCGTCCTCGGTCCACGCCTTCTGCACCCGGGCGCCCTGGCGTACCGGCTCCAGGCCGTGGCTGCGCTTGCGTACGACGAAGCCGGTCCCGTGTTGGTCCCGCTGCGGCTCCGCGTAGTCGATCAGCTGGTTCATGCGCGTCTGCAGGTACGCGGTGAACGGTGCCACCCGCCGGGCCAGCACTTCGAGCATGCCGTAGGAAACCACGGACGGCCGCTCGCGCCAGCCCCCGAAAGACGCCACGGGCTCGTAGGGATCTTCCAGCAGGCCTTTCCAGTCGATCAAGCCCCCGCTGCGCCCCTCCTGCTTCTCCGTGTAGGCCCGGACCAGCTCTTCCTCGCCGTACTCCTCAGACAGCCGGTTGTACCAGTCCGGCGTGATCCCCAGCCTGTCCGCCCGCTGCTCCCGCGCCGTGCTTTTCCGCAGCTCTTCGATCTCGGCGAGCCCGTTGCGGTAAGCGTCGGCGAAGGACGCGGACGCGCCGGCCGCCAGGTTGCCCAGGCGAGAGACGGCGAGGGCGGCACGCCCGCCCAGCCGAGGGATCAGCGAGGTGACGGCCATCCGTGGCTACCCGCGGACGGTGTTGCGGGGGCCCGTCAGGGGAAGAGCGGCGCCACCGGGGCGATGCGTCCCGCTCACCTCCCCGGCCTCGAGCGAGCGCGCCATGCGCCCGTCCAGCGACGAGTCGACAAGCACCGTGCCGGCCGGTCCCTTGACCCACTGGCGCCCGGCATCGCGCTCGCTCTTGCGCAGCTCCTCCCCCGTCTGCTCCGGGGGGGCCGGAACGGGGGCGGGGGCCGGTTCACCACGGGTGGCGACGGCGGGGGCCGGCAGGGGGTCGCAGCCCTCGGCCTTGACCAGATCGTCGAAGAAATTGGCGGTCCTGCTCTTCTTCATGGTCGGTTCCTCTGTGAAAGCAGCCCGGCTGCACCTTCCCGGCCAGCGTAGCACGCGCCGCGCCGGGATGCCAGCAGCGCTCGCTCCCTTACCCGAGCAGCCCCTTCCCACCGTCCGGGCACTCGGCGAGGCGCAGCCAGCAGTGCCGCTGCTCCGGCCGCTCCTGGTGCAGCACCGCTACGACGTTGGCCGGCACGGCACCGTACACGTCGAGCACCCCGTCCGGGGGTACGAAGAGCAGGTTCAGGGCCAGCTCGCCGTCCCCCGCCAGCGTGTCGGTGACCAGGGCCGCCCGGAACTGCCCCACATCATCCACGAACGCCACGATGCTCCCGTGCTTCACGACGCGCCCTCCCGGTTTCACCACCCGTGGTGAAAACTAGAACATGCTGGCCGTGGCAGTGTCCCGCTCCGGCTCAGGGGCAGGCTCCGCGGGCTTGTCCCAGGCGGCTGCCAGCTTCTTCTTCGCCCGCGCTGCCTTCACCTGCGCCCGGATCTTGGCCTCGTCTTCCTTGTCCTGCTCGACCTCCTTGATCGGGTCGTCGGACTCGAAACCGAACGCCTCCTTGATCCCCTTCTTCGCGGCGGCCTCGTGATCGGTGGCCTCCCCGAACAGGTTGGCACCGCTGCCCCCCTCCTGCGCCCGCTCGGCCTTGTCGGCGTACACGCGGAAGGCCGGGCCCAGCTCGTTCTGCCCCTTGCCCCACAGCGCCGCCAGGACGGCCCGGGACAGGTGATCCGAGAACACCGGGTGGTCCCCGGCGGCTGCCTCCCCCGTCTTCCGATCCACCAGCTCCCGGTTGTGCAGCAGATCGGACGGTTGCTGCTTG